GGAGCAACAATAGTTTTCAAAGTTTCATGTTGTTGAAATCCTCTCTTCAAAAAATTCAATTCATTAATCGTAATATAAGGTACAGATTCTGAAGTTTTATCAGCCATAGTGTATTCAATGTCCAATTTTTCAAATTCTTTTTGACAAGCAGTATGAGTGAACCATTTACAACGCTCATTCACACCCATACCATTGTCATCACCATAAGTAGCAAGAGAAACATTTTCGGAAAAAGTTTCTTTGACCTTGGGATAAATGGCATAATATACATATCTCATCATTATAGAATTACATATACTATTAAGTTGAGCAGTCAACAAATTCCCGGATGGATTTCCATTGGCAAATCGAAAAAGAAAACCCTCAAATAGAACATTTGGATGGATAATATCAGATAGAGCTCCTCTAATAAGATCGAGCTCATCTTCATTCATTCCAGCCGCTTTGTACCATTCAACGATAATCTTAGCAGCAGCTCCAGTAATCTGAGCTGCCATCCGAGTATCGAAACCAGCAAAATCTCCAGCAATCATATGTTTGTCTCCAAATTTCGTTAAGTATTCATGTAATTCTTTCCATTCTTTGGATGTAGGATTAATTCCAACCATACATTCCGTACTCTTCCAGTATTTCCGCATGAAACGAGGAACACCGCAAAGAGCCATCTTCGAAGCAATTAGATTAGACATTTCACCGCCATAAAATTTTCGAACTTTCTTTAAAGCTTTCTTCGTTGGCAGTAGTTCATTTACTTTACTACTCGCTTTAAAAATCGTTTCTGAGCGGGTTTTTGTTCTCCATTGCATAAAAGTTCGATCAACTTCACTTTGAATATCAAAATCATCAGTAAATTCACGAGGCACCTTAGGAGCAGATTCATCCATAGGATCTCGCTTGATGCAGTGTTTCTTGGATTTATTAATAGGGAAACCAGCAGACGTGGAAGATTTAATAGGTTCTAAACCAAATTCTCCAGTACCATCTAGGGCTTCTTCTTGTGAATAAATTCGTAAATATTCTTTTACCTCATCCAAGTTTTCTCGAATACATTTCAAAGTTTGCTCACGATAATCATCAATAGCTCTATTCAAAATCGTGTGTTCATAATGTTGCACAGGATTT